GTGACCCCCCCCTCCCTAAACTAAACCCGGGTATGCTATACTGAGCATACAGGGAAGGGAGACCCGATGACCGAGTTCCGATACGACATCTTCGAGGGTGTCGACGTCCAAGCCACGCTTGCCAAAGCACGCAAGGCTTTCGCCCGTGGTGCTGACCGGGGCTTGGAGGGTGGCTTCACCGTCACCGTCGAAGACGCTGTCCAGACCAACGAGTTGGGCTTCACCGTCACCAAGCGACAGTTCGTTGTAACTGGCACCCCCTACAAGTTCAACGGCTGGACATTCGTCGCCGCAGTCGAGTGGCTGGCTGACGGTCAGGCGTTGACCAAGGTGCTGACTGGATACGAGGGTGAGGTCGTCGACCGCGAGTGGCTGCGGAAGGGCGCGTGCGACCACTGCCAGACCACCCGCTCCCGCAAGAAGCAGTTCGTGGTCGAGGATGAGTCCGGCACCCGGTTGCTGGTCGGCTCCACCTGTGTCAAGGACTTCGTGGGCTGGGACTTCAAGGTCACCTTCTTCGCTGACCTGAAGGACGCCTTCGACGACTGGGCGGGCGGCGGCTCCGGCAAGTACGACCAACGGGTCGACATCACGCAGTTCTTGGCGGCGGTGGTCGCGGTGAGCGCAACCTACGGTTGGAAGTCCCGCAGCGCGGCGCAGACCGAGGGCGGTGCAGCCACGGTCGACACCACTTGGGAGTTCGTCTTCGGCAGGGGTGAAAGCGCCCGGGAGACCCGGAAGCAGGTGGGTGAAGTGACCGAAGCCCACTTCACAAAGGCTGCGGCTCTGCTGGAGTTCGCTCGCACCTTCGAGGGTGACAGCGAGTACGCCCTGAACCTGCGGGCAGCCTCCGCCCAGACTGCGGTCGACCTGTCGACGGCGGCTCTGGTCGCCAGCGCGGTCGCCGCCTACGCCAACTGGGAGCGCAAGCAACTGGCTCAGGAGACCAAGCGGCAGACCTACACGCAGGAGTTGTACGCGGAGGTCGGCACCAAGGTCGATGTGACCGCCGAGGTGCTGAGCGTGTCGAACTTCGAGGGCTACTACGGCACGACGTGGGTGTACACCTACGCAGCCGAGGGCTACGTCTTCAAGTGGCTGTCCTCCTCCTACAGCGGGGGCGACAAGGGCGACAAGGTGCAGTTGAAGGGCACGGTCAAGAAGCGGGATGAGTGGAACGGCTTGGTGTCCACCCAACTGACCCGGTGCCGGGTCACGGCGCTGACCCCCGCCGCGTAAAGCAACCCCGGTAGTGTTACCATCATCCACGGAAGGAGAACAATGACCATCAACCTAGACACGTTCACCGCTCACAAGTTCGCCGACGGGGGCTGGAACGACAAACCCTGCGGTGCCGAGTTCCCACCCCCGCTCTTCACCCAAGACCAGACCGAGTTCAAGTGCCCCGGCTGCGAGAACACCTTGCTGCGAGCCTGCGACGACTGCAAGGAGTGGAAGACCGTCAGCGATTGGGAGCAGGAGGGGAGCGGGCACGCCGACCTGACCGACGCGACACTGTGCGAGGGCTGCTACCAGTCTGATACCGAAGCCGCATCGACCCTCATCCGCTTCGCTCCCACCGAGAAAGCGGAGAAGGTCATCTTCGGGGACAACGTCTGCTACTCCGGCACCCTCGACGAAATCTACGACTCCGAGGCACCCCAGTGGTTCAAGGACGTTCTGCCCGAGAACTGGACGGGTCGAGTCTGGGTCAGCAGCAGCGGATGGCGCGGCTACTACGCGACCGACAAGGTGCTGAAACTGACCTCCATCGAGGACGGCTGGATGACCGGGGACTACTCCGACGTGCCGTGGAAGAAGGACACCCACGCCTTCTTGGAGGCGCTAAGCGACGGCGACATCGTGCCCCCGAAGCCCGTGTACATCCTGTTCGAGCCGACCAGCAACGTCTTCTCCACGGCGACGACAATCCTTGCAGCCCCAGATGACGTTGACACGGTCAGGGAGTGGCTGGAGGGGTCAGGTTACGACCTGCACAAAGCCCTCAGTTAGACTCCCTGCCTGTCGACCCCGTCGAGTGTCTCCCCCCAGCGACTCGGCGGGGTTCGGCGTTTCTACGGTAGACTTGTCCTCACTAGGGTTTATGATTCCGTGCAGAGATTCCGTGTCCGCGTGACCTCCGCCGTCTCTCTCGTGACCTGTGTGTCCCCGATGGCAGGGGAATCGCGCCTGCCATAACGAGAGGATGGCGTGTATGGCTAAGTACCGCGCCCTTGCTCCCATCGCCTACGAACCCAACCGAACTTTGGCTGTGGGCGACATCGCGGAGGACATCCCAGCCAAGTCAATCAAGTGGCTTCTGGAAGATGGGTGCATCGAGTCCGCCGACACCGCGAGCAAGAGCAAGACAAGCGAAACGCCAGCCGCCACCGAAGGGGCTGATGCCTGATGGCGTTCGTCCACGGTCGCAATAGCGTCGTTCTGGTCAATAAGTTCGACCTCTCGCAGTACTTCAACGAGGCTTCCATCTCCAACAGCGTCGAGACCGCCGAGACCACGGCGTTCGGTAACGCCGCCAAGACCTACATCTCGGGTCTGAAGGACGGCACCATCTCGCTGTCGGGGATGTTCGAGGCTGCCAACGGCGCGTCTTCCATCGACAAGGTCATCTCGGATGCCTTGCAAGTCGACGACGCCGTGTTCACGTTCGCCCCTGAGCGTAAGACAGGCGGGGTGGCGTACTCCTGTATCGCTGACCCGACCTCCTACGAAGTGTCATCGTCCGTGAGTGACCTTGTCTCAATGTCCGCCGAGTTGCAGAGCGACAAGGGCATCGACCGCGCCATTGTGTTGAGCGGAACAAGTTCAAGTTTCGCTACCACGCTAACAACGGCAACCACTTTCGATGACCCGTCTTACGATTACGCGATTTCCAACAAGTCCGGATTGGTCGCAACCTTGGTGGCTGGTTCCAACACTGTGACACTCACTACAGGAAACACGACCAACTTGGCTATCGGTGCCATTCTTACCGTCACTTCCGGCGCTGGGGCTTTCGGAGTCGGAGCAGTCGTGCAATCCATTATTGACAGCACCAACTTCACCACCTCAGTTCCGCACGCAACCGCAGGCTCAACCACATTTAGCGCGAACACTCCGTCTTCTGGTGTCAACGCGGTCGCCTATCTGCACGTTACCGCAAACGCTAATGTGGGAACGGCTACTTTCACCGTTTGGGACTCGGCAGACAACGTCTCATTTACACAAATCCCAAATGCCGGATTTACGGTTGTTCCAGCCAGCACCACGGCTGTGCAACGGTTAGAGATTTCCGCCGGACAATCCATCCGACGGTATGTTCGGGCACGCTGCGTAACGAGCGGGGCTGGCTCCATCACCTACACCATCACATTCGCTCGGAGGTAATAAGAAATGGCTTTCGTTCACGGTCGTAAGTCAAAGGTCAAGGTCAACGCGGTTGACCTGACCAACTACATCGAAGAGGCTTCTCTGTCGAACTCGGTCGAGACTGCCGAGACCACCACATTAGGCAAAGACTCCAAGACCTACATCGCGGGTCTGAAGGATGCGACGTTCTCTTGTAGCGGCAAGTACGATGCCGCAGCAAGTGCTGTTGACGTAACCATTCAGGCGCTGCTTCAGGCTGCTGAGTTCCAAGTCAAGTTCCAGCCAGACGGAAGCAGTTCCTCGTTGTCGTCGACGAACCCCGCCTACACGTTCCAAGCAATCCTCACCTCTTACGAGGTGTCGGCTTCTGTGGGTGACGTCATCACATTCTCGGCGGAGTTCCAAGTTTCTGGCGACGTGTCGCGCACCGTAACCGGGACGTTCTAACAACAACTGAATGAGCAATCCCCAAACATAAGGAGAAGCAGTGTCCCTTCGTGACCAAATCCTCGCAACCAAGGACATCCCGAGCGAAGTCATCAACGTCCCCGAGTGGGATGTCGACATCGAAGTTCGGGGTATGACTGGTGCTGACCGCACCCGCATCTTGGAGTCGGCAGTTGACCCCAAGACTGGTGCAGTCAACTTGAAGGTGGTGTACCCAGAAATCGTCATCGCTTCGGCGCACGACCCGAAGACTGGCGAGCGCATCTTCACTGACGATGACCGTGAGGTTGTCCTAACCAAGTCGGCGAACGCTCTTGACCGTGTCGCCGAGGTGGGGATGCGGCTGGGCGGATTCTCGAAGGAGGATTCGGACGCCACGGCGAAGTCGTTTCCTGATGGGGAGTCCGCGTAGGTTCGTCTTCGAGTTAGCCGAGAAACTCGGTCGCACCGTCGGCGAACTGTTGGAGGGCAGCCCATCGCACAAGCCCATCTCCGGGTGGGAGTTGATGCAGTGGGAAGCCCTGTACATCGTGCGGGCTGACGAGGCGGAACGGGCGGCTAAGAAGAACAAGTAGCGGGAGGTGCGAGTATGGCAGTAGTCACAGAAGTGCTTGCTCGCATCTCCGCTGACCCGTCTCGCTTCGTTAGTGGGATGAAGCAAGCGGAGCGTGCCGCCAACAGTTTCGGCAGCAGCGTCGCTGGTAGCCCTATCGAGGCGACGAACCGTCTCGGTGGGGCGATGAAGATGATGGCGGGTGTCGCCACCGCCGCTTACGCCGCTGCCTCTGGTGCGGTGATGAAGTTCGGGACGCAAGCGATTCAAGCGTCCGCTGCCTACGAGCAGCAGGTCATCTCGTTCGAAGGCATCTTCAAGGGTGTCGGGCGGTCGGCGGATGATGCCAAGAACTACCTGTCATCGCTGCGTGACTTCGCTGCAAAGACGCCGTTCGAGATGCCGCAGTTGTTGGACGCCACGAAGCGGTTGATTTCCCTCGGGTATGCCGCTGAGGATGTGCGTGACCGTGTGATGCCCGCCGTCGGTGACATCGTCGCCGCTCTGGGTGCGCCGCCTGACGCCATCAACTCGGTGGTGTACGCCTTCGGTCAGATGAAGTCTGCTGGTCGCGTTATGTCTCAGGACTTGATGCAGATTGGTTCGGCACTCCCCGGCTTCAACGCGAAGATGGCGATTGCTGAGCAGATGTTCGGCGGCAACATCGACGCGATGAACAAAGCCATTGAGTCCGGCACCCTCACCAGCGAGAAGGCTATCGAGGCGATGCTGGGGGCGATGCAGAAGTTCCCGGGTGCTGCTGGCGCGATGGAGCGGCAGTCGAAGTCCCTCAACGGTGTGATGTCTACGTTCAAGGACAACACCCGCAACGCTTTGATTGACGGGTTGATGCCCGCCATCCCGCTCATCTCAAATGCGTTGAGCGAGTTGGAGCCAGCGGTCACTGGGCTGGCGAAGTCGTTCAGTATGGCGCTCGGTCCTGCCATTGCGGACATCGTGAATAACGTCGGTCCTGCCTTGACCTCGTTCTTGGAGCAAGCGGGACCGATTGTGTCGAACCTGTTGTCATCGGTTGGCGGGTTGCTGGTCGCTGTGCTGCCTCCGCTTGCTTCGGTCTTGTCGATGGTGACTGAGGTTGCGGCGTCATTGTTCACGCAACTTGGTCCGTCGTTTCAGGCTTTGGTTCCGGCTATCACTACGTTGGCTGAGGCGTTGGGCAGTGGTCTTGTGACTGTCATTCAGGCGCTTGCCCCGTATTTGCCTGAACTGGCGTTGTCGCTGGCTGAGTTAGTCATCGCATTGACTCCGCTTATCCCGCTTCTGACGCAGGCGCTTGTGTTGTTCACGCCTCTTATCCCGGTCTTGACTGGGCTGGTCAGGGTTACCGCTTTCCTTGCCCCGGCGATTATGACTGTAGTTGCGGCGATGGTTGCGTGGCGTGTCGCCACGGCTGTCTACAACACGATTTCTTTGATTGCGATTGCCCGCACTAAGGGGCTTGCGGTTGCTCAGCGTTACGCCGCAGTGTCGGGTAAGGCTAACGCCATTTCTACTGCCATCTTGACGGCTGCCCAGAAAGCGGCAGCGGTTGGAACGTGGCTGTGGCAGGCGGCTCAGTGGGCGTTGAACATCGCTATGAATATGAACCCAATCGGTTGGGTCATAATGCTCATCGCTGCTCTTGTCGGCATTGTCATCCTCATCGCCAAGAAGACCGACTGGTTGGGTCGCATCTTCTCGGCTGTCTGGAACGGCATCAAGAAGGGTGCCGAGGCTGTCTGGAACTGGTTGAAGAACAACTGGCAGACACTTCTTGCCATCCTGACAGGACCGATTGGTCTTGCGGTGAAGTTCATCATCGACCACTGGCACGAGATTCTCGATTTCTTCAAGGGTCTGCCTGAGAAGTTCAAGTCGTTCGCCACAAGTATGATGCAGGGCTTGCTGAATGGCATCAAGAAGATAGGTGGTGCCATCTGGAACGCCATCACTGGTGTGGTGACTAAGCCGATTGACTGGGTCAAGAAGAAGTTGGGGATTCACTCGCCGTCGAAGGTCACGACGGAAATGGGTAAGAACATCGGAGTGGGTCTGGCTAACGGTATCGACCTTTGCCGCCCGAAGACTTACGACGCTGCGAAGGACTTGAAGGATGCCGCGCTTGGCGGGATGAAGTTGGACTCCCAAGACCGCCGAATGTTGGCGCAGCAGGCGCAGGCTGCGACCAAGGCGTATCAGGATTACCGTGCTGGTGAGCGTGGCGACCCGGTTGCCGCTGCCGCAGGGAGCGGAACGACGAAGAAGGACGACAAGAAGAACACCCCGGGTGAGTTGACCGGGTTGGCGAAGATGCGCGATGACTTGATGAAGACCGTCAAGTTGAACGCGGCGTTAGCGACACTCGCGGGTAAGAACGTGCCAATGAGCATCATCGAGGATTTGCGTGGCAAGGGCGAAGAGGGTTTGAAGATTGCCAAGGAGGTCTTGAAGAAGGGCAGCGCGGCAATCAAGTCTCTTGTGGAGTTGTGGAATGAGGCAAACAACCCCAAGATTTCAACTGCTGACAAGATTTCCGCTTTCTATGAGCAGCAACGCCAGAAACTTGTTCAGGTTCTCGAAGACCTTCGCAAAGCGCGTGAAGATTTCCGCAATGAGATAAAGGGAATGATTCACGACCAAGGTTTGTTGGGCAACCTTGGTCTTCCTACCTCATATGCGGCGGGTGCTGACCAACTGAGTTATGCGATGGATTCGCGGGTCAATGCGGTCAAGGAGTTTCTTGACAAGATGACTGCGTTGTCGTCTTACGTCGGCAAGGGCAAGCCGCTGTCGGGCGACCTTTACCGACAGATTCTTGCTATGGGTCCGGGTGCGGGGACGGCTATGGCTGAGGCTTTCTTGAATGCCGGTCCGGATGTGATGAATGCGTATCGTGCTGGGCAGACATCGCTGGACACGATGGGCGAACAGTTGTCGAGGTTGGGTGCGGCTACTTACAACGCGGATATCAAGAACGCTACAAAGGCTGCATCGGCTGCATCGGCTGCTGGTTCAATGAGCAATGTGACGAACAACGTAACCTTGGAAGTGAAGGGTTCGGTTGTGACGGACAAGGAGTTGACGAAACTTGTTCGTGATGAACTGGCGCAGTTGTTACGGCGCAAGGGTGTGTCTCTGACTGGTTTGGGTCTGTAGTGAGGGCGCCTAGTGATGATGGCACTGGGGCTTCTGGCGAGTGCTACATCATTGACCAAGGCGACAACTCGACGCCGATAAAGATTTATGTGACTAGCACGCTTGAGTCGTTTGACCAGTTCAAAGTTGGGGACAGTGTGATTATCGCTAATGCCCCGACTTTGGGTGGGAACTACTACATCACTGTTGTTGAGACCTTTGGCACGTTGGCTGATGGTGCGGTGCTGACGACATCTAGGATTTCGGGCGGAACATTCATACTTGAGGGTGCCTGACGATGCCAGCATATATTTACAGCAACATCTCGTTTCCCACCGCAGATGTGGGTAAGTTCTATCTGGTACTGGGTGCGGAGTACACGCCTGCGACTGGTACCGCAAACAACTTCACATCGAGCGCCTATCTTCAACTTGATGTGAGCAGTGGAACAAGTGCTGGTCTTGGGGATGCCAGCGGCAATGGGGGCAAACTGGCGTATGACTCCGACGATGCTGCCATAGCCTCCGGTTCTCCCGCAGTTGTCGCAGGAACCATCTTGAACAAGATTCCGTCGAGCGATATCTTCGAGGTTTCAATCCGTCGAGGACGTACCCGCGATGACCAAGGCATTGACGTCGGCGAGATGACGGTGGTGCTGAACAACGTCAGCGGAAACTATGACCCTGACAATCTGACAACTGGTGCTTACCGTAAGCGTGTCAGTGTCAGCCCCGACAAGACATTGTCGTGGCTGGCTCCGGGGACGTTTGGTTGCTTGATGTATGGGGAGAGTTCGACGACTTCCCATTGCATCTTCGCTGGGATTATCGAGTCAGTCGAGGCAGACCAGTCTCGCTATCCGAGGTCGACCATTACTTTCGTTGATAACGTGGCGCGGTTGGGTCGTGACCTCTACTCGTATGCGACTGTTTCGAATATTCCGTTGTACTGTCCTACAGACCAGACAACCGCAAACCGCACCGCAAGCGTCTTCAAGTACATCAGGTGGCAGGGTGCCGAATACAACACTCTGAAGGCTGGAACTCGCACGCATTCAGCAAAGGTTCTGGACAGCACTCCTTTGTCTTTCATTGAGGAGTGCGTCTCTGCCGAGGGTGGACGGGTGTTCTGTGACCGCACTGGTGTCATCAGAGTTCTCAGCCACAAGGCGTTGAAATATGTTGACCCGGCTGCGGCTACATTGGTTGCCCGGTCTGCTTCGCTAACTTTGAACGACTTGGGCACCGCCATCGGATATGACAGCATCACTACCGTGCCGATGCACAATCAGATTATGAACAAATCCGTGGTCATCCCGGAGGCTGGTAAGCCAGTGACTTACACAGACCCTGAGTCTTCTACACGGTATGGCTTGTTCAGTGTTCAAGCGTCTTCGACTTTATCGAAGGGGTCTGACAACTCGGACTATGCGAACTACCTTGCTACTCGGCGTTCCTTGCCTTCAACTGCTGTCGCCGAGGTGAGTCTTCCGGTCAAGGGTTTGTCGGCTACGAACAAGGTGCTTGTGGTGAAGACTGACTTAGGTGACTTGATTTCGGTGAGCCGACTCACCAAGGATGGGCGCACATTATCGTCGATTTGCTGGGTTGAAGGGATAACATGGGATATAAACCCGACTTCATGGCGTGTTACCTACCAAACTTCTGCGGTCGACAGCACTACTTATTAGGAGGCAGGCGTGCCAACGACTTGGACTGACCCGGCATCTTTCACTGCTGGGCAGATTTGTCGCGCATCGGATTTGAACACCATTTCGTCTGGTTTGAAGTTCGTTGCGAAGCGTCCGATTACTTTGCTGCGTCAGGCGAGCGGGGCAACTACTACCACAATCGCAGATTCAACCCCGGTTGCTATTCCGTTTGCCACCGAAGTCGTCGACCGAGGTGATGTTGACGGTACGGGAATGCACGATACTTCCACGAACACCACACAAATCAAGCCCATTGTGGCTGGCTGGTACTTGGTGAGCGGATGCGTGGTGTTCGATGCGGGTAGCGGTGGAACTAACTATTACGGTTTCCGCGAGGCACGCATCTACAAGAACGGTTCCATTGCATACAACGCGGCAACCGCACGAACTAGCGCAACCACATACTACTACGGTTCCCCCGTTGCAGCCGCTGCCAAATCAGTCGTTGTGACTGTAGGACCGATGCTCGTGTCGATGAACGGCTCGACGGATTACATCGAGTTGTACGCTTATCAAGATTCTGGATACACACTGTCGACCACCTCGGCAGCGTCACTTGGCTCTTGGTTCCAAGCAGTGTGGGTGTCTCCGCTGTGAGCCTGAACAATCTTCAAGCGGACATCGTGCAGATTGCCGGGGTCATTGGCGCGGCGTTCTTCATCGGCGCCTCTATCTATAAGATTTACAAGGTCGCTCACCGAGTAGAGGCGGCTATCGGTACAGATAAGGACGGACGGACACTGTCAGACCGTATGAATAGGGTTGAGCATCAGTTGTGGCAGAACGGTGGCGACTCCCTTGCTGACAAGGTTTACAAGACGAACAGCAAAGTTGAAGAGGCTGAGAAGCAGATTCGTGAGACCGCTGCCGAAGTGCGGGTCATTCGTCAAATGCTGACTGTGATGATGAACAATCGGAGCAACTCAAACTAAACCCGACTGTCAAGGATTGTCGGCTGATTGCATTACACTCTGAGGGTTGCTCGACATCACGGGCAGATTGGAGTGTCATTGTGTTCACTAAAGCCTTCTGGATTGCCGCAGTTGAGCGTGCCATCAAGACGTTCGCTCAGTTCTTGGCTGCCGTCTCCATCATCTCGTGGGGCGACCTGCGGATGTCACTGTCAGGTGCGGGTCTTGCCGCGCTACTGTCGCTCGTGACCTCTATGGCTTCAGCCCGCTTCGGGTACAGCGGTCCTTCCCTTGCGAACGAGTTCGCAGTCTCCGACGACGACCTGTACGACCCGGCGGCTGACGAGGAGACTGACTGATGCCTACCTCCATCAACGGATGGCAGGTCATCGAGTCCGCTTCCGACCAGCGGTTGAAGTACGGGGTCATCCCGGGGACAAACATCAAGATTCGTCTGCACAAGGAGGCTCTGCCGCTGCTGCTGGCGGTCGCCGCTGAGGTCAACAAGCGGGTGCTGCCCCTGTCGGTGGGCAACAACAGCCCCGCTGGTCAGGATGAGGGAGGCTGGGTGTATCGCAAGGTCGCCGGGTCGACGAAGTGGTCGAACCACGCCTCCGGCTCTGCGGCTGACCTGAACTGGCGCTCGTTCCCGATGTTCAGGCGGACGATGTCCGCGAAGCAGCGGGCTGCGTGCATCGCTATTGCCAAGGAGTTCGGCGACATCATCACTTGGGGTGGGGTGTGGCAGAACGGGGTCGATGAGATGCACTGGGAGGTGTCGGCTGGAAAGACCGTGGACGATGTGCGTGCGGCGTGCAAGCGGCTCGGTATCCGGGCAGACGGCACCCGCAAGCCTGTGAAGTACCCGGACTACCCGGGCAAGCCGTTGGTCATCGGCTCTCGCGGTGCTGCCGTGCGTGCGGTACAGGAGGTTGTGCGTGTCACGGTAGATGGGATTTACGGGGAGAAGACCAGCAAGGCGGTCGCTGCCTTCCAGAAGCCTCGTCCAGCCCTGTGGAGCGAGAAGCGGGGCACCGTGGGGGAGAAGACCTACGAGGCGCTTATCAAGCGTCTGGGGTGATTCTAGGGGCAGTGAAGGGGGTCTGGGTGGACACGTTACCCAGACCCCCTTCGTGCTGTCTGGCGGAACCCATCGCCAGTCAGCCACGCTCGACGGGAAGGGCGGGGCGAAACGGGAAGGGGATGCCCGCCCACATCGCCGAGCAGGTGGATTCTGGCACAAATGAGGGGGTGCGGCACTTAGCCACCCCGATGTTGATACCTAACCACGGTTGTGCTAACCTCGTGTCCGAACCTGAACCCAAGGAGGACACAATGACACAACCACTCCCAGAGTTCCCGTCCACGAACGACCCCGTTCTGGAAGACGAGCAGACCCGGGAACGCTTCACCATCACCGATGACGGTGCCGCGACGTGGGCGATGAGGAAACTCGCCGCCCTACGCGACAAGCAGCGCGAGTTTCAGCGCATCGCCGACAACGAGACCGCCCGCATCAGCGAGTGGCTCGACCAGATGACCCGCAACCTCGACGGGGATATGAAGTTCTTCGAAGGTCTGCTGATTCAGTACGCGATGCGTGAGCGTGAGGAGAACGGGCGCAAGTCCGTCGTCCTGCCGCACGGCAGTGTGAAGTCACGCGCCTCATCGGACAAGGCTCGCGTGACCGACGCCGAGGCGTTCATCAAGTGGGCGCAGAACTCCGCTCCTGAACTGCTTCGCACCAAGGTTGAGCCAGCCCAGTCCGAAATCAACGCCAAGGTCACCTTGACCGACGACGGCATCGTGGTCATCGCCGAGTCCGGCGAGGTCGTGCAAGGCGTGGTCATCGAGAAGGGCAGCATCTCGTTCAACGTCGAGACCAGCAAGGGGGCTAACTGATGACAAGCGCCAAGCCCACCATCGTTGAGGCGCTCGCTGCGGTGATGTCCGAAGTCAGTGCCGTCAAGAAGGAAGACCGCAACGAGGCTCAGCGGTTTATGTTCCGTGGCATCGACGCGGTCGTGAACGCGGTCGCTCCCGCCCTCCGCAAGCACGGCGTCATCGTGATGCCGACCTTGCTGGACTACCAGTACCAGACGGTCGAGGTCGGCAAGAACCGCACCCAGATGGCTCACGTCATCGTCCGTGTCCGCTACGTCTTTAGCGGTCCCGCTGGGGATGCGATGTGCAGTGAGGTCATCGGTGAGGCGATGGACTCTGGGGACAAGGCGGTCGCCAAGGCGATGAGTGTGGCATTCCGCATCGCCCTGTTGCAGTCGCTGGCGCTGCCGACCGACGAGCCTGACCCGGACTCACACTCCTACGAGCGGTCAGCGGCGGCTGAGCCGAAGCCGCCTGCCGATGAGGAGACCTTGATGAGTCTTCAAGCCGGGATGACCGAGGTGGACACGGTCGAGGCGTTGAACGCACTCGCTCAGAAGGCTGCCGGACTTGACTTACCGGATGATTGGCGGGAGGGTCTGCGGAATCTGTACCTGACCCGCAAGAAGGAGTTGCAGCAGTCGTGAGCATTGTTCGCGCCCCTCGCCCTGAGCGCGACTACACGACGCTGAGGAATGAGGTCATTAGGGATTCGCGGTTGTCGTTTCGTGCCCGGGGGCTGCTCATCTCAATGTTGTCGCGCCCAGATAACTGGCGCACCAGTGCCGAGATGCTGTCCAAGGAGAGTCCCCAAGGCAAGGAAGGCAGGGACGCTATCCGCACTGCCCTGAGCGAGTTGGAAGCCGTCGGTTACCTGCGCCGCAGCCGAACACAAGATGTAGTGACCGGGCACTGGTCTACGGACTACATCTTGTACGACGAGGCAGTCGAATCCGACAAACCGGACAACACCGAAGACGGATTTCCAGTCGTCGGTTACCCGACGTTCGGTGAACCAGTCCTCTTAGAAAGGACTGATAAAGAAGAACCGAATAAGAAGAAAGAACTACAACCCCTCGCTCCGCTCGGCGTTGTCACCGCCCGTGACATTGTCGCTGCCTACGTCGACGAGTGGAACTCCCTGCACTCCGAGCAACCCCTCGCCCGCCAAATCGGACAGTTGGCTCGGGAGGCACGCCAGTTACTCGACGCTGGCTTCAACCCCGACCGGGTAATCGAAGCCGCCAAGAAGTGCGCCAGCGATGGACACGCCCGTCTGGACTCGGCGTATGCGTGGATAACCGCCAACGCCACCCGCGCCACAGCAGCCGAGCAGCCGACCCGCCGGGACTCGAACCTGCACCAAGGGCTGAGCCTCGCTCAACGCTACGCCCAGCAAGAACAAGACCAACAGCAGTTAGGAATCGCCCAGTGAAGAAGAGTGAAGTCGCCCTCCTGCTCACGATGACCAAATCGTTCGACGACCGAGTCAGCGTGGACGAAGCCCGCGTCGAAGCGTGGCACGCAGCCCTGCACTTCTCGATGGACTTCGACACCGCCAAGCAGTTGGTCATCGACCACTACGCCGAACGCACCAACGCCCTGATGCCCGCCCACCTGAACGAAGCGTGGCGCACCGTCCGCCGCCGCCAAATCGAACAGGAGCAAGCCAAGCAACGCGCCCTCGAATCCGTCGGCGCACCCCCTAGCGAGGAGTTCCTGCGACTGATGCGAACCCAGATGAACACCCTGTTCACCGACACCCCCATCCCCGAAGACATCCTGCAAGAACTGCAAGCCAACCCCTGCCCAACCTGCCACGCATCGAGCGAGCAGCCATGCAACGAAACCGACAAGCCACACCCCGCCCGATGGGACGTGGCGCGAGAGAAGGTGAAGAACCCGTGAGTCAACTTAAGTGGATTGCCTACGCGAACGCCCTGCACATCGCCGCAGGCACCGAACCCATCTGTGACCTGAGTCACACCCCTGTCAACCAAGGTTTGCCCTGCCCGGACTGCCTGCAACAACTCGTCGCCAACCTCAACAGCGCGTTCGAGACCGTAGTGGCGGCACCCTGATGGCGAAGAAGAACTCCCTAACCCAAGCCACCCGGATGAAAGTGATGCGGCGAGCGTTGTACCGCTGCGAGAACTGCGGCTCCGACCTGCTCAGCGTCTCCGTCCACCACCGTCAGCCCCGAGGAATGGGCGGCACCCCAGACCCAGAAGTCCACGCCGCTCACAACCTGCTCGCCTTGTGCGGCACAGGCACCACAGGCTGCCACGGCTGGGTCGAGTCACAACGCCTCGAAGCGAAACTGCGTGGGCTGCTCGTCCCGATGGGCGCTGACCCCGCCACCACACCCTTTCGAGACCTGCGCGGACGGTTCTGGCTGTTGCTGCCGGACTTCACGCGAGTCCGCTATGTGAACGAAGAGCCTGACGACAACTGAACAACCCCAGTTGTGTACACTGGGGTTTATGTACGCGCTCGACCACTACTCCCTGCGCTATGACAAAGCGCCGTGGACAACCAACGCCGAACGCGCTGCATCCCAATGGAAACGAGCCGAACTTGTCCGCGAATGGCGCTACGCCTTCTCAATGCTCGCCCGCCAACAACGCATCCCCACAATGCAGCACATCGAAGTCGAAGTCGAGGTGTTCCAGAAGAGCGGACGCCTACAAGACGTAGCCGCCTGCAACCCCGCAGTCAAAGCAGCCATCGACGGCATCGTCGACGCCGGAGTCATCTCAGACGACTCACCCACCTACCTGCACTCCATCCTGTTCCACGCACCCCAGCGCGGAGCATCCTGCCTAGTCATCCACATCAAGGGACTGGCAACTCAACCCACCCATCAGTATCATCCAGAAACGGAGCAACCCCGATGAACCCGACCCTCCAACGGGAGGCAACAGTGAACAAGTGGGACGAACAGAAACTCGAAACCGTCAAACTGATGACCCATATGATTCGGGAACACCAGAAGTCCATCGCCAAACTGTCAGAAGAACGCCGCCGCACAATCCTGAAACTGCGGAAGAACCGCATCACCTACCGCGAAATCGCCGACTCGATGGGCACCACCGAACAGAACATCTACAAGATTATCCGCGACGACATCCCCCGCGACCCCGAAACTGGGAAAGCCAAGCGTGGACGCCCCCGCAAGGAGGTGACCCCAGAATGAGCAACCCCACACTCGAAGCCGTCATCGGAACCGAGAACGCCGAAATCGCGTTCGCGTGGTTCGCGGAATGGTTGAACGGACAAGCAAACCGCGAACTCATCGACGCCGACGAATCCGCAGCCCTCGCCCTCACCCGAGCAGCCCACCGACTCGCCCACCCTGAGGAAGCCTGAACTTGACCGAGAACATCCGACTGTCCGAAGCACAGACAGTCACCCTCAGCAGCATCAAACCCCACCCGGCGAATGCCCGACGCGGTGATATCGACCTCATCGCACAATCACTAGCACACCACGGGCAATACAAGCCAATCGTGGTCAACCGTGAAACCAAACAAATCCTCGCAGGCAACCACACCTACAAGGCAGCAAAGAAACTCGGCTGGAAATCCATCGCCGTCGTATGGGTCGACGCAGACGAACCCACCAGCCGCCGCATAATGCTCGCCGACAACCGCACCAGCGACCTCGCCCACTACGACGAACCCGTCTTGCGTGCCCTCCTCGAAGAACTCCCCAACCTAGACGGCACCGGGTTCACCCCCGACGACCTCGCCAACCTCACCGACATCATCGACTCACCCTTCCAAATGGATATGCGCCCCAAGCGGTCACCCAAAGACGACGAACACCGCCTCGTGCTAGGACCACTCACCGCTGTCATCGACCCAGACGCCTACGACGCTTGGGAAGAGTGGCTGCTCGAACAAGTTGATGAGAGCAAGCCCCGAGCCATCAAGTACATCAAGTTCGACCTCCTCGGACTGCCACAACCCACACCCCCCGTCCTCAAAGACCCCGCAACCCTCACCAGCCCCCCAGAACAAGTCACCGCAGACCTCGTACCCATCAACGACCTACGTCCCTACCCCGCCAACCCCCGAACCGGGGACATCGGCGCAATCGCAGAATCCCTCGAACGCCTCGGACAGTTCCGCCCAATCGTCGCCCGCCGGGGAGACAACACCATCCTCGCCGGGAACCACACTTGGCAAGCAGCCCGCGCCCTCGGTTGGCAATACATCGCCGTCACCTTCGTCCAATGCACCGACGAAGAAGCAGCCCGCATCGTCCTCGTCGACAACCGCACCGCAGACCACGGCACCTACGACGACAAAGCCCTCAAAGACCTCATCGCCAGCCTCCCCGACTGGAACGGCACCGCCTACACCCCAACCGAAGTCGCCGAAATCCTCGGAGGCGGAGCCACCAAACCCGGTCCTGACACCACGGGCAAGACGACCTGCCGCATCGGAAACCTCTCGTGGCGAGCGCCCCGCATCGACATCCACCGCTGGGCAGCAGGAAAGACGATGAGCGACGTAGCCGAAATGCTCCACATCCCCACCCAAGCCCTCACCGAATAAACCCCCGTACAATCCCCCACAAAGAACCCCTAACCGAAAGACCACACAATGACCAACACAATCCAAGCAATCGCCACCCAAATCAGCCACGCCCAAGACCTCACCGACGCAATCCACGACAACACCATCCGCCGCTACATCGAAACCCGCGACCTCCTCGACGCCCTCGCAACCGTCGGACTGATGCTCTCCCCCGCCCACCCAATCGACACCCACGGAACCAGCGTCACCTCAGCCGCCTACTTCGAAGCACTCAAGGCAAACAAGTGACCAGCACCCAAACCACCGAAATGTGCCCCAACATCACCCGATACAAGGGCAAACCAACCCCGCACCCCAGAGGCTCCAAAGACGGCTCCTGCCGATACTGCGAAGCGTGGCTACGCCGACAGAACAGGAAAGCAACACCGTGACCGACAAACAAGCCCCCAAGAAAGGCGGACGCCCCAAAGGGAGCCGCCTGCTCACCCCCGAACTGCAAGAACGGTTCATCGACGCCCTGAAGACAGGCGGATACATCGACGACGCCGCTGCCTACACAGGCATCGGAGCCGCGACCGCGTTCAACTGGCTCGACCGGGGACGCAAGGAACGCGAACGCCTCACCGCCTTCCCGGACGCCAAACCCGACCCCGTGGAAACCCCATTCGTCGATTTCTTGGAGGCAGTAGAAACGGCACGGGCAGCGACCCAGTTGCGTGCCATCGCCCAGATTCAGAAAGCGGCTGCTGACGGCACTTGGCAAGCAGCAGCGTGGTATCTGGAGCGTTCAGCGCCGGGTAAGTGGAGCCGCAAAGACCGCACCGAAATCACAGGTGATGGTGGCGGGGCTGTCAAGGTCGACATCGCGGTCGACGAGTTGGAGAAGAAGATTGCCCGGATTATGCAGAAGCGTGAGGAAACCACAGGATGAGCCGCATCACCTCCGGCGAACCTCGGTGACCGATGGGCAACTTCCGCTGTCCCTGTGGGTGTGGCTGTGGCGTGTACACCCCGAACCCGCCGAACCCTGTGTGTGGTCTGTGCTGTAGAGGGAGTCACGCGATGCTCTGGGATGGTGTGTCAGTGAGCGCCGACATTCCCACCGATGTCAGCGAACTCCGACAGGTTGCCTTTACCAATGAAAGCGTCACGTTCAACGCCTTTATTGACGGAAACGTCACGGGAGACGGTGGGCAGGGATGACCGAGTTGTCTGCATCGTGGTACAGGCAACCCGCCCAAACCTGCACCGCAATGCACGCAGGAATGCACAGATTGCAACGCCAAGCATCGACCCCTCGAAGGTAGGCACCTATGAAATGGCTCTGGCTCCGCTACGGCATCCGCAAAGGATGGGTCTCCGAACCCGCCTGTGCCACCCACGACGGGCTGCCACTGTCGGACGAAGAGGAACAGTTGTGGGAACAAGGCGATGACCCCTGCACCATCGGCGTGAGGGTCTGGATGCTGGAAGCCTGAGATGCGCCTCGTTGACCAACTCCTGAACGCCAGCCCACAGGAGCGGCTCCAGATTTACACGTCCCTGTCCGCCGAAGACCGGGCAGCACTCGGGGCGGTACTCGACGCTGAGGTCAACAACCCGTGGTCACGGTTCGAAGGTGACCCGGTCGCGTTCATCGAGGAAGGTTTAGGCGAGTCGCTGTGGTCGAAGCAGCGGGAAATCGCCCGCAGCCTGTTGACCCACAAGCGTGTGGCGGTGCCCGCATCCCACGCCCCCGGCAAGTCGCACCTGTCAGCCCGTCTGGTGGCGTGGTGGGTGACGGTTCACGCCCCGGGCACGGCGATGGCGGTCACGATTGCCCCCACGCACCGTCAGGTTCGCAACATCCTGTGGCATCACATCCGCAAGTGCGCTGTGCAGGCTCACCTGCCCGGTGAGGTTCTCACGACCACTTGGAAGATTCACGGCGACGTGGTCTCCTACGGCTTCTCCCCGTCCCCGTATGACGAAGCCGCCGCGCAGGGTATCCACTCCCCGAACCTGCTGATTGTGGTCGACGAGGCGGGCGGTATCGGTGAAGTCGTGGGACAGGCGTTGGAAGCGTTGATGACGGGTGGCAACACCCGCCTGCTACTGCTCGGCAACCCGCCCACGGACAAGGAAGACTCGTGGTTCGAAAGGTGCTGCAACTCACCACTGTTTCACGTCATCCCTATCGGCGCATACGACACCCCGAACTTCACGGGGGAGAAGGTCGGTCAGTGTCGAACCTGCCCTCCGACGATTGAGCCGCATCTGGTGTCGAAGCACCTTGTCGACCAGCAGTGGGTGCAGGACGTGGTCGCCGAGTTCGGTGACGATTCCCCGTTCGTTGAGGCGCGTGTCCACGCCCGCTTCCCCCGGGCTGTGGCGAACAAGGTCATCCCGTTCGCTTGGTGTGAGAAAGCCGTCGAGAACGAAGAACCGTTGGAAGGGGTGCGGCTCCGGCTCGGCGTCGACGTTGCCGCTGATGGCGGTGACGAGTTCGTGATTGCCAAGGCGGACGGCTACCGGGTGTCCATCGAACACCGCTCCAGCGGTCACGCGAACCAGAACGCCGTCGATGTCGCTTCGGTGGTGGCGACTCACATCGAGGCGGCGTGCGCCGAACACGCGAAACGTGGCGTGGCTGATGCGGTGGTCGTGAACCTCGACACCATCGGCTTGGGCTGGGGTGTCGTATCGGTGTTGCAGAAGTGGGCGGATGAGCGCCGCTGGGCTGCGAAGATTGTGCCCGTGAACGTGTCGGAGCGACCGAATGACCCGGACAAGTTCCGCAACCAGAGGGCTGAGATGTGGTGGAACGGCAGGATGCTGCTGCAACCCGACCCGCAGGGTAGGCAGCAGGTGCGGCTCGACGTTGACCGGGCTGCAATGGCGCAGTTGTCAGGACCGACCTTCAAGTCCGATTCGGCTGGTCGTATCCAGATTGAGTCGAAGATGGAGATGAAGCGGCGGGGTGTCACCTCGCCTGACCGCGCTGAGGCGGTGCTGCTGGCTCTGTACGAGCCAAGCAAGACGAGGGACATCCCCACCGTTGCGCCACTGTCGTTCGGTCAGTCGAACCAGTGGAGCGTCTTCTAGGACAGGCTGTCAGCAACCCCTGTGACGGCGTTCGCCCACATCGCTGGTGTGGCATCGTCCGGGCAGTAGCCGCCTGCCCCGCCAATCAGGAAGCGTGCCTTCGGGAACGCCTTGCCAACAGTGTGCATCACCTTGCGGTAGCCCTGCTCGGTGTAGTGCAGCCCCGACAGTGGGTCAGCCTTGTGCCCGTCAGCCCCGGCTGCGATGAACACGAGGTCGGGGTGGAAATCGCGTGCCACGTCGATGAACTCGTTGACCGCGCCTTGCAGCCTGCGGTCGTTCGCCAACGCTGGCAGTGGGCTGTTGTAGATGCCGAGCATCGGGTAGTCGCTGACCCCCGAGTAGGGGAAGATGCCGTCTTGGTGAATCGAGAACGTCATCGTGTTGGTGAAGTCAAGGGTCAGTTCCTCGGTGCCGTCACCGTGGTGGGCATCGGTGTCGAGGATGGCGACCCGCAGCCCAGCAGCGTTGGCGATGTCGGCGGCGATGGCGAAGTCACCGAACACGCAGAATCCGCTGGAGTGTTCCCGCATCGCGTGATGCTTGGCTCCGGGTAGGTGGACTGCGAGCCGTTCGCCTTGGATGAGCAGGCTGAGGGCTTCGAGGGTGCCGCCTGCGAACTTGCTGGCTAGGTTGCCAAGGTCAAGGCGCTTGCCGTGCCACTCGTTGCTGTACCCGTCGAGGACGGCGTCGATGTAGCCGTCTGCGTGTACGAGCGACAGTTCGTGCCGGGTGGCTTCCCGGGTGGCGTGCTGCACGACGTTGTGGCTGGTGGCGGTATGGTGGATAGCGCCTAGCCCGTTGGTGAAGCGGCGTCCTTGGGTTGGATGGTTCGGGTCGAACACCCAGTTCTCGTAATCGTTGTCGTGAATGACGTGGATGGTGGTCAAGGGTGGGTTCTCCTTTCGTGTCGGTTGGCAGGGTAATACACGGGGGTTGTGTTTCGGAACCCGGGGGGGGCGACCTTCTATCCCCGAGTCAGAAGGTCAGTCAGCCGGGTACAGGGCGAGCGACCAGCCGTTGATTGGCTCGGCGAACACCCCGTCGACTTCGTCAGCCAGTTGCCACGAAGCGGACAGCGACCACTCGAACGGTCCGTCCTCCCAGACGATTGCCCACTTCTTCACGCCGTAGAGCCATTCCCAGTTCTCGACGAGTTTCGGCTCGGGCAGTACATCGCCCCAGAAGGTGTCGCCGTATTCGTCGACGTATCGGGCTTTGAGTGCGCGGAGGGTCTGTTCCGCCTTGCGTTTGGTGAGATTCTTCACGGTGTCTCCTTTCGTTCGGAACCCCAGTGTACACTACCCCCGGTTTAGTTTCTCACCCGGGGTCGGTACCCCGGTGTCATCATCTAAACCCCCGTTTGGTATACTGGTACTACAAGGGAAGGGAGACCGATGAGACAACGCGACTCACAGAAGTCAAAGGTCTACGCCGCCGAGTGGCTACTCGACAGCGAAGACAAGCAACACAACAAACTCACGCTCGCCCAATGCAACGATTTCGTGAAGAAGGTGCAATCCCGCACCGCCTTGCGCGAAGAGTTCGGCTGGCGCTTGACCGACCCCATCACCGTTCACTCCGGCGCAGGGAACCGTAGAGCCTCGGCGAACCTGAGGACACGAACCATCAAGTTGCCGAAGTGGGCACGCAACGAGTTCACCATCCTGCACGAAATCGCTCACTTGGTCACCGCCGACTACGTCGCAGCGCACGGCGTCGAGTTCGCCACCAACCTCCTGAGACTGGTGCGCTCTACACTTGGCGTCGAAGCCGCTGAACACCTCGCCGCCGCGTTCAACCTCAAAGGCGTCAAGGTGCTGAGCAACGGCAAAGCCCGCACCCCCCGGGTTCCGAAGTCCCAAGCCGGATGGCACGCAGCCCAGAAGGAGCGGCTCGACCGGGTCAAGGCTGAGAAGAAGGCGCAAGCCGCGCTGGACAAGCAGGTCGTCGAGACAGCGGTCACGCAACAGTCCACGGTTGCTTGTCCGCAGTGCGGTGACCACAGTGAGGTGAAGGTGCGGCACTACCAAGTGCTGAAGGGCTGGAACTACGTCACCAAGGCGACGGTGTCGTGGGAGTGCCCGAAGGAGCAGTGCTGTCAGTCGGTGTACCGCCAACTGACCCCGTCGCTGGTGAAAGAGGTGGCTGCCTGATGGCTGTAGTGAAACGACAGAAGTTGCGGCTTGTCGACGCAGGCGTTGACGGGTACCGCACGCCGGACTTTCGATTCCACTTGCAACGTGGCGATTGGGATGAGGAGCAACTTGGCTCGACGTGGCGGGTGTTGGAGCGTCACGCTGACGGCTCGATGGTTGTGTTGTTTGAGGTTGTGGGGTTTGCGGCTGCCCGGGCTTGGTTGTTGGGGCACGTCAAGTCGCTGGGGTTGGATTACAACGCTGACCCCGGTGTCAGTAACTAAACCGGGGTATGATATACTGGTAGTACAAAGGGAAGGGAGACCCAAATGACCACCTACCTCAACGAGAACCGCTTGCGGGCGGCAATCAAGAGATTGACCAGTATCAAGGTCAACAACAAGAACGACTCGGCGTGGTACACAAGAAGCCTCGTCTGGGATGGATACGACAGGGCGCAAGAAGGGTGGTTCAAACTGCAAGGTTGCCGCTTCTCGGAAATCCGCATCGCAGAAGCCTTGGAACTGGTCAACGCTGGCTTCGAGGTTGAAGCCGCAGGAAACGCAGTGTGGGTTCGCAAAGCCGACCCCGCCGCAAAGAACTGAACCACGGTTTGATACACTTTGAGTCCAAGGGAAGGGAGACCCAAATGACCACCATCACCGCCACCACCGTCTGCATCGCCGGACACAAGAACGAAATCCAATCCATCCTTGTCGAGCCGGACGGCTCCGCTTTCTTCGGCAGCGACTACGACTTCTGCCTTACCTGCGGCGAACCCAACGACCGCGACCGCGCCATCTGGCACAACCAAGACCGCCCCGACTACGTCTGGATTCGAGGAACCAAAGTGAACACATCATCATTCGACGACGCAACCACCGCCGACCTGTTCAACGAACTGGCGAATCTGGTCGGGCTGGACGACCTGCTCGGCACCCCGGTGACCGACACCCAAATCAAACTGGGGCGCTCGGCGACCATCGCCATCATCAAGCGACTGTCCGTACTGGAGAACGAGGTCGCCCGACTGCAACCGCCGTTCTGACCGAAGGGAGACACAATGACTGACACCGCACACACGCTGAGTTCGACCGAGAACCTCGTCCTGATGGACTGGGTCAGCAGACAGCGTGACTTCGCGCTGGAGCAGTTAGCCAAAGGCGAGTGGGTCGCGTGCGCGGTCTGCTTGCAGATGCACACGACCGCGTGGGACTGGGGTCTGTGCCAGACCGAACAATGACACCCCGGTTGCAGACCGTCAATCCGGGTGATGTATCATCAGCAGTAACAAGGAAGGGAGACCCGATGAAACTCAGCATCAACCTCGCGCTCGACAACGCAGCGTTTGTCAACGAGGGCTACACCACAAACGACACAACGCTCGACGTGGACGCAATCTTCAAAGCGGTTCGCAAAGCCATCAACCAAATCGACGAACTGGCACCAGTAGACCAACTCAGCAACTTCTGGGTCAACGTCAAAGACACCAACGGCAACACCGTCGGTCGACTGACCATCACCGACTAGGAAGGAAACAATGACCAACCGTCTCAACCCGGCGCACGCCGGAGTCATCGTCAGCGAGCAGCACGGCTGGCGGGCAGGACTGCGAGTCATCGACTTCGCACACAACCACGGGATGCCGCTCACAGCGAACGACCGTCAAGCGATGGAGTTGTACGACGACAACCGTGTCGACGCAAGAGTCATCGACGAGACAGGCGACGCCATCGACCCCGCCGAGTGGGTCGGCTGGCTGCTCGACAAGACCGAGTCGTGGCTGCAAGACACGCTCGCACCCGAAGACCACTACTTCGGCTGGCGTGACGGCGACTTCCGCCTGATGTCGAAAGTCGAGTCGTGCGACTGCATCCAATGCTGCCCGAACCTGCACTGCGAGTGCCCGGACTGCAACACCCCGTGTGACGCGGTGTGCATCGCCGAGATGCAGTCCTGATGGGCAGAAACGCATCCCGCAAGGACATTGACCAACTCGCCAAGCGAGCCAAGAAACAGGGCTGGATAATCGAGATAACTCGGGGCTGCCACTACCGATGGGTAAACCCCGAGGGGCAGGTCTATCACTCGCCCTACAGCCCGAGCGACTGGCGCGGACTACTGAACCTGAAATCCGCACTACGAAAGATGGGACTGAAACTCGATGAGTGAGCGCATCGTCTGGAAAGCCGGGATGCGGTTCCGCATCAAAGGCACCCGTGGACGTTTCGAGATTCTGAGCATCGACCGTAACGGGAAGGTGTCGTGGGCTGAGGTCGACAGCAAGGTCGTGCTGCGGGTCGAGTACGTCGTCGACTTCGGTCAACACTTCGAACGTGGCGAGCGGTTCCTCGTCGACCTGAACACTGGGAAGGACATCAAGTGAAACCATTGCCAAGCACCCGTGTGGCTGAGCAGCGAGAGGCGGTCTACGAGCGCCGTCGTATCGACACCGGGATTCCTGATGAGGTTGCGGCTGCGCTGCGCGAGAACCGGGGTTCTGCGGCGTTCCACGCCTATGTGTGCCGGGTTCGGTGCGGTGGGCATCACGGTGCGGACTTCTGGACGTTGCAGGATGTCGCTGACGCCATCGGGGTGACCCGGGAGCGGATTCGCCAGATGGAGGTGAAGTGCCACTCGGAGGGTCACGCGAGGCACCCTGAGGTGGAGCATCTGCCGTTGGCGGACGCCACGTTCGCTGTCGTGCCGACTGGTCGGTATCGCTGGAAGCGGTTGGGTGAGGATGACCAGCGGCGGTTGCGTGCGGCGTATGTCGATGGCAGCAAGGTACGGGGCAATCTGCGTGCGGATGACCCTCGGCGTGCGGATGCGTTGGCGTTCGTGCATCTGTTGGTGGGGTTCGTGATGCAGGGCTATCCGTTGAAGCATCTGGCTGAGGTGTGTGGCTGTATGCCGCAGGCGTTGAGGTCGCGGTTGGTGCGGTACGGCTATCTGGAGACCACGGGCACGAGTCCGTCGTATCGCCCGAGGATGGCTCGGCGACACACGCACCCCAGTGCAGAGAACTAAACCCCCATATGATATACTGAGGGTACAAAGGGAAGGGAGACCCAAATGGACACCACCAAAGCCACCCCTCAGGTCGGCGACGTATTGGTCAGCAGTTACGGATACGACGCCACCTTCAAGAAGTTCTACAAGGTGACCAAGCGCACCGCGCAGACCGTGACCTTGCAACAACTGAACAAGCAGTTGGAGACCAACGGCGGTCCTAGCGCGTTCGCCACCGCGACCGATGTCGAGGTCGGCACGCCCTTTGTCCGCAAGGTCAAGCAGACCTCCTACGGCTGGGTTGTCAAGGTCAGCGACTACGAGTTCGCCACCTTCGTGTGGGACGGCACCGCCGAGTACGAGACCGCGCCGGGCTGGTACTGAGATGAACACCACGAAGACCGCCGCCCGGGAGTGGGCGAAGGATGTCCGCGAGTGCTTGCGGAACGCCGAGTGCTGGCTGCGTGAGGACGACTTCGACAACGCCCTCATCGCGGCTCAGGCGGCTGCCGCGTCCGCTACTTCGTTCTTCGAGGAAATCATCCGGCTGCTGGCTGAGGCTCCTCGGCTGCCCCAGTCGCACGTCGACCGCTGTGACTGCGGTGCGAAGTACTGGGAGGGCACGACGTGTGTGTCGTGTGGCGGGACGTGGAAGACCCCCGGTACCAGTAACTAAACCCCCGTATGCTAAACTGGTGTCACAAACAAGGGAAGGGAGACCCTGAATGACCTACGGAAGCCTGAACAACCTGATGTACGCGAACTCGCGTACAGACGAAACCCCCACCGTCGGAATGGGCGCGACTGTCGTCTACTGGACTGACCGCGTCCCCGCCACCGTCGTCGAGGTAAGAACCTTCAAGGGCGGCGCTCGCGCCGGACAGGTGCGCGAAGTGGTTGTGCAGTTGGACGCCGCGACCCGCGTGGACAGCAACGGGATGAGCGACGCCCAGTCGTGGGAGTTCGCCGCTGACCCTAACGGGGTGCGCTACACCGCCACGGTTCGCAAGGACGGCACGTTCCGGGTCGCCGGAAGCAGTCTGGTGGTGGTGCTGGGAACGCGCAGCAAGTACTACGACTACTCGTTCTGACGCGCCGAACCATACCCCGGTGTCAGCAACTAAACCGGGGTATGGTATACTGGTACTACAAGGGAAGGGAGACCCCAATATGGCAACAGCCACCTCGGTCAAGATGACCGCCACGCAAGCCCAGCAACTCTGGGCAGCAGCGAGCGCCGCAGCCCGCAAAGCGTTCGACAACGCCCGCCCGACACCGATGGTCGTCGGCACCCCCACCACACCGCTGGGTAGCGACATCGACTACACCAAGCAGACCTACTTCGTCCCCGACGGCGTCTGCGGCTTCGGCTGGTTGACCATCCGCCCCGCACGCGGCGCACTGGTCACCTACCTGAAGTCCAAGGGCATCGGCTACAACGGCTACTACGGCGGCTGGCAGGTCGGCGCTCACAGTCTGGGTGTCCCCAGCAGCCAGTCCTACGAGCGGAACTACGCCGCAGCCTGTGCTGCCGCTGAGGTCTTGCGGGCAGCCGGGGTGCAAGCCTTCGGTGAAGGTCGCCTCGACTGATGCTGACGGAGAACTTCATCGAGCGGCTTGTCGCCAAGGGCAAGCCGCTGGCGCTAGACAAGGAACTCCGCACCGAGGAGGGACGGCGGGCGCTGGAGGAAACGCTGGAAGTCGTGATGGACAAGTTGTACTTCCTCCACGAAGCCGACTCCGAACTCGACGATGTCGACTGGGATGACGCCATCGACACTGGCGAGTTCCGTGAGTACGGAATCTACGGAGCGGCTCTTGCGCTGCTCTACATCCAACGCCTATTATCAACCCGGGTAGCAAAGCGGGAGCGGTCGAAACTGGTCGCCGAAGCCAAGCGCAACTACGCCAATCGAAATGGCTTGCGGTACTCGCAAGTCCGACTGAACGGAACCACGAAATGACGAACCCATTGACCACCATCCCCGCCGACGTGCGTGCGGCACTCGCCGATGAAATCATCAAGCGATACACCCCGTTCGCGTTCACCTGCGACTGCAAGGGCACCGACCCGGAGTGCAAGCGAATCATCGAGTCCGACCGCTACGCCATTGGGCAGGCGCACACCGCAGCCCGCATCGCTGCGTTCATCACTGGAAAGCCAGACCGCTGGTGAACCCGGTGTTCAAGACCGCGCCGATTCCTACGCCGCAAGAGGTCGAGGACAAAGTCCGCGCCCGCATCATCCACGCCATCGAACGCGAGATTGAAGCGTCGCAGCACCTCAAAGGCAGCGACCGCTACTTCATCGGTGGGCTGCAAACCGCCATTCACATTGTGAGGGAGGTGCGATGAACGAGGGCACCTTGTTCGACACGCACCGCTGCCCAAACTGCGGATTCGAGAGCATCCGTGACTCCGAGCGGTCGCTCGACCGGGACGCCAAAGCCCGCAGCAGCGACCCGGACACCTCCGGCATCGCTGCCCGTATGGTGTCCGCGAAAGCCCGCACGATGCGCGTCAGGCTGCTCGAAGCGCACGCTCGATACCCGCAAGGGCTGACCGATGAGGAAGCCGCTGAGGTCGCTGGTATCAGTCTGCAATCGGAGTACGCAACCCGTTGCTCCGAACTGATGCGTGCCGCGTTGCTGATTGACACGATGCAGCGGCGTGTATCCTCGACCGGGACGCCTCGCCTTGTGCGTGCCATCACGCCCGCAGGAATGGAAGTGTTGCGTCGCAGGGAGGGCAGTGATGAAACTGCGAGTACCCCGTGAAGCGTGCATCGCGTTCGCTGTCGTTATGGCAGTGGGCGGGATACTGACCGTCATTGTCGTGGCGCTACTGTCGGCGTTGAGTTTCTGATGAGACTGAATCGCCGCCCCGCTGACCCGGAGCAACTGCGGTATCGACTGGAACTAAGACGTTCCAATGCCGCCCAACCCCACCGTGCCAAGAACGCCTACAAACGGCGTCCTAAGCACAGGAAGGCTGGTTCTGATGAGTGACATCCGATTGACGCGCCGAGGGCGGCGTGTGGTCTCTGGTGCCGTTGTAGCGGTACTTCTGGCTGGTACTTGGGCTTTCAACTCCGCGTTCCCGGTGGACGTGGAGGGTGAAGCGACCTCGGTCGAACTGATGCGGATGGGCAAAGTCCCGCCGACCGACATCACCGCTCAACGGCGAACCGAGTTCGAGATGGGGTTGCTGCCACTGGAGGCTCCACGAGCCACCGTGACGCCCACGATGAAGCCCCGGGCATCTCGGGCTTCGTCCCGCTCCTATGCCCGTCTGCGTGTCATCCAGAAGGGTTGGGGGGCACGTCAGTGGGGATGCCTCGACCGCTTGTGGAATCGGGAGTCCCGGTGGAACCACCTCGCCCGCAACCACAGCAGCGGTGCCTACGGAATCCCGCAGGCACTCCCGGGGAACAAGATGCGCTCGGCTGGCGCCGACTGGCGAACCAACCCGCGCACCCAAATCAAGTGGGGGCTGCGCTACGTCGAACAGCGGTACGGCACCCCGTGTCGTGCCCTGAACCACGCCCTGAATCGCGGCTACTACTGATGGCGTCGACGCCTGACGCACACGCCAAGTATCGGAAGCGACCGCGTAGCGAGAAGAGCGTGCTGCGTTGCGGCGGTTGCGGCGGTTGGGTGTGGAAGCCGCGACTGGTCAAGCAGGGCTGCCCCACCTGCAACCTTCTGAGCGTCGAACCATCACCTTGCGACGGCGACTCTACGATGGGGGTATGACAGCCAAAGGCGACGACCAGTCCATCGCCTCCGCGATGCTGTCTGCCATCCAGCAGCACTTCTTCGATAACAACGCAATCAACACGGGGTGGGTTCTGGTCAGTGAATGGCTGGAACCCGAAGGCGAGTATTCGGTCGTGACGTTGACCGATATGCAGAGTCCGCCGTGGCGTCAAGTTGGCTTGCTGGCGAAAGCGTCGTTCGACTTGGAAAGCGAACTGGCGCAACCTTCTTCGGAAGACGAAGAAGACGAAGGCTGAACTGCTTGCGTGTTGTCGGACGCGGTCACTAGGCTTCGTGTCCGTGCCCCGTGACTACCCTAAGTTCGACGGCTCTCAACCTTGCGCTCAAACTGACCCGGAGTTGTTCTTCCCAACGAAGGGCGACACGAAGTCAGGCAAGATTGCGGTGAAGTTGTGTTGGGGATGCAACTGGCGCGTGCAATGCTTCGAGTACGCAATCCAGTACGCCCTCTGTGGCATCTGGGGCGCAACAACTGAGAAACAACGCATCGAGATACAGAAGAAACTAGGAATCAAACCAATCGACGTGATAATCGGTGGAAAGTAGGAACCAATGTCAACCAACCTAACCGTCATCGGGAACCTCGCGGCTGACCCGGAACTGAAGTTCACGGCGTCCGGCAAAGCGGTAGCCACGTTCACAGTCCTTGCGTCCCGTTCCCGTAAGAACGAAGAGACCGGGCAGTGGGAGTCGTTCGACACGACAGGCTGGCGAGTGACCGCGTGGGAGCGGCTCGCTGAGAACGTCGCGGAGTCACTGTCCAAGGGTGACGGTGTGGTCGTGGTTGGCAGCGCGGTGTGGCGCTCGTGGGAGAAGGACGATGGCACCAAGGGCGGTCGTATGGAAGTGACGGCGCAGCACGTCGCCGTGGACTTGAAGCGTGGTGTGGCGAAGGTGACCCGGACAGCCCGGGTGGATGTGGCGTCGACGGCGAACTCCCGCACCACGGCGGTCGATGAGGACTTCCCGTTCTGATGCGGTTCTGGGGGTTCACGGTGTGGTCGGCGCTGCTCGGTCTGGCGGTTGCGTTCCACGAGCGGCTGGTTCCGATTCTGGGCTGGCTGTTCATCGTGGAGTTCGCACTGGTCGGGCTGCTGCTGGCTGTGGGTGAGGTGGGGGAGTCCCGGGCGCGGCGGCGTCAACTGACCGAGGATGACGTGTTGCGGTGGCTGGAGGAGAACGCGGGTTTCGCTGACCCCGGTGTCGAGAACTAAACCCCCGTATGCTAAACTGGTGTCCTGAAGGAGAGGAGGACACCAGTGACACGACAAAGACGCTGGGCTTGGACGGCTCTGTTCTGGGTTGTCCAGTGGCGCTTCGGCTCGACAGCCGCTGAAAGCCTGTTGGCAACCTTGCAGGCGTTCGGCGTGCGGGTGCAGTTAGCCTGACCCCGGTGTCAGTAACTAAACAGGGGTATGGTATACTAATACTGCAAGGGAAGGGAGACCCCAATATGACCGCAACAGTCCGAACCCCGGACGCCAGATTCGTGCGCGACCGCGCTGTCACATTCCGCTGGACAGCAACCACCACAACCACCGACGAGTTCGGTGACACCACACAAGACGCCGTCGAACTGAGCGTCCGCCACTCCAAAGAGCGCAAGACGCTCGTCGCCAACCTCAGCCCGGTGCAACTGGTCACCTCACGCTACGGCTACAGCGCACTGCGGTGGAGCAGCGACAACCCCGGCTGGCGCACCGCCACCAAGTCGGTCGCCCGGTACAGCCAGAAGGCGCTAGACGAGTTCGCAGCCGAGGCTCTGGCAGACCTCACCCGACTGGTCAACACCGCCCCCGCAGTACGCGAGGCGCTGGACAAGGTCGACGCAGTGAACGGCACCGCCACCGCCCCCGAGACAACCGCAGACGCGAAACTCGCGCTGCTGGCTCAATGAAAGGAACCCAGATGGCAAGAGGACACAAACTGCTCACTAAGGCGCTTGCCGCCAAACTGCCGCCGCTCGGCTCAACCGACGGCAAGGGCGACGCCGCCGTCGCGCAAGTCAAGTTCTTCAGCCCCTACTCGGGCTGGTACTGGTACGCCACCGAGTTCGACGGTGAGGACACCTTCTTCGGACTGGTCAAAGGCTTCGAGACCGAACTGGGCTACTTCAGCCTCAGCGAACTGGAAGCCGCCAAGGTCTTCGGCTCAGTGCCCGCCGTCGAGCGCGACCTGTACTGGGACGCCACCCCCCTAAGCCAAGTCAAGTAACGAGAGGAACCCCTATGGGAACAATGACCACACTCGGCATCGTCGACGCCATCGGCGAAGGCATCGCGGGACTGGAGCAGGGACTCGTCCTGCACCTGACCGGGAACTTCTTCCCGCCGCTGCCCGCCGCCTACGCCACGCCGCTGATTGAAGCCATCAACAAGGTCAACGAAGAGGACTACGATGCCCTTATCGAACTGCCGCAGGGCATCTACCCGCTTCCGCGAAAGGCTGTCCAGAACAGCGAGGGGGTCTTCACGGTCTCGGCGCGGGACTTGCTGGAGGTCTGCCGTGCTTGGGAGTTCACCAGTCTCTAGGGAGAACGCTATGCACGAGAGGCTCTGTCACGAATCAGTCAACGCAGCCCTCGAAACGCTGTCCCCTGAGAAGGCGACCGTGCTTCGGCTCCGGCTCGGGCTTGACCGCAAGTACAGGCGGCGCACTCACGCTGAAGTGTCGGTCATCCTCGACCTGCCCCGTGAGCGTGTCCACGCCATCGAAGTTACCGCGCTGGCTGCCCTGAAGCACTTCACTCGTGGCGAGTACCACCGCTACCTGCTGTGTATGTTCAGCGGATACGAACACAGCGGGGAGTGCGTGGCGGTGAGCCAACTGTGAGCGGGCGCTGCTACATCTTCAACCTCACCAACGGGCTGCAAGCCAAGGTGACGCTCTACGCGGACAACCGGGTAACGCTCGCGTTCCGCTCACACGAGGGCGGTGTCTGGGGAAACGAAACCCCTGTTGCGCGTCTGGAGACTTTCTAACCTAAGTTCACGGTATGCTCCGTGAAGACTTGTACCCGTGAGGAAATGGTATGGCACCCAAACTTGACCTGACCGAAATCGGTCGCACTGGTCTTCGCCACGCCGGGGGCTACACCTACGAAGAGTTCCTCACTCAACTGCGGGGTCGCCTCGGCACGAAACAGTACCGGGAGATGGCGGACAACGACCCCGTCATCGGCGCAATCCTGTACGCCATCGAGAAGGTCATCGTCCGGCTGGAATGGCGCGTCGACCCGTACCTCGACGACTCCGCTGACGGCGAGACCGACGAAAGCGACATCGAGGTCGCAGCGTTCGTCGACTCCTGTCTGCACGATATGAGCGAGACGTGGGACAACACCCTGCGCGAAATCCTGTCGATGCTCGTGTTCGGCTGGTCGTACCACGAAGTCGTGTACAAGCGCCGTGGCGGTCCTGACACGAATGACCCGAAGAAGCGGTCGAAGTTCAACGACGGCAAGGTCGGCTGGCGCAAGATGCCGATTCGCTCCCAAGAGACGCTGCTGCGCTGGGAGATTGACGAAGACGGCGGCATCCAAGCGATGCACCAGTTCGCCCCGGCGTCTGGGGAAATGTGCATCATCCCCATCGAGAAGTCGCTGCTGTTCCGCACCACCAGTTTCAAGAACAACCCGGAGGGACGTTCCCTGCTGAGGAACGCCTTCCGCCCATACTTCTTCAAGAAGCGCATCGAGGAAATCGAAGCCATCGGCATCGAGCGTGACCTTGCTGGTCTGCCGATTGCCTACGTTCCCGCCGAGTTCCTGTCACCGACGGCAACCCCGGAGCAAGCATCGGTCGCAGCGTCCATCGCCGCCATCGTGCAGAACATCAAGCGCAACGAGCAAGAAGGCGTCGTATTCCCCGCTGTGTACGACGAGAAAGGCAACCGCCTGTTCTCGTTGGAGTTGATGTCATCGGGCGGCACCCGCCAGTTCGACACCGACAAGGTCATCTCCCGGCTCGACCAGCGCATCTCGATGAGCGTGCTGTCGGACTTCCTACTGCTGGGTCACGAGCGTGTCGGCTCGTTCGCACTCGGCACTGCGAAGATGGACTTGTGGAGTATGGCGGTCGACGCCATCGCCAAGTCCATCGCTGAGGTGATGAACTCCCACGCCATCCCGCGCCTGCTGATGTTGAACGGGATGGACGTGTCCCGCTCCCCGTACCTGACCTACGGTGAGGTCAGCCACATCGACCTCGGCGAGATTGCGGACTACGTCCAGAAGATGACCGCCGCTGGTGTCATCGTGACCGACCCGAAGTTGGAAGACTTTATGCGGGACTTGGCGAACCTGCCGCCCGCAGACCACGAAGCACAAGCCGACGCGGTTGCCCCGCCGATGGATATGAACCCGGAGCAGCCTGCGCTGCCTCAGGACGCTGTCGAGCCGCAGCCTGCGGAAGAGGACGCATCGCCAGAGAAGGAGACGCCTCAGCCAACGGTGAAGCCAAAGAAGGGCTGACCCGTGGGGCGCATCATCGTCCGCAAAGCGGCGACCGCTGCCGACTCGAATGTTCCGCTGACGGTCGACGAAGAAGCATTGTTCGAAGTGGTTCGTCGTGCCTTGTTCGCCGTCGGGCAGGGGGCAGACACCGACGCCATCGCCCGGGCTGTCGTGACGATGGACCCGGACTTGCTGACCGCGTCGTTGCAGACCGTGGGCTTGCGACCGTTGGAGGACAAACTGGTCGCCGCTATCGGTGAGGTCATCAACGCTGAGGGTGTCCGCACGGGCAAGAAGTTGCGGACGGTCATCGAGGCAACCCCGGCGTGGGGCAACGAGTTCACGTTGACTGGCACACCGTCGGTGTCGTTCAGTTTCGATGTCGCTGACCCTGCCGCGAGTGCGTTCGCTCGCCGTCAAGCGGGGCGCCTCATCACCGCTATCGACGAGTCGAACCGCAACGCCATCCGACACATCATCAACGAGTCGGTGTCCCGGGGTGTGGATGTGCCGATGACTGGTCGACGTATCCGCCAGTTCATCGGGTTGCACCCTCGTTGGGCTGGTGCGGTCGACAAGTACTACGCGACGCAGGTGCGGTCGCTGTTGAAGCAAGGGCTGTCCGCTGAGGCGGCGCAGGAACGGGCACACGCGGTCACTGACCTATATCGCCGCAGGCTCATCCGTAAGCGGGCGACGATGATTGCCCGTACCGAGATTCAGACGGCGCAGAACTGGGGCAGGCAACTGGGCTGGCAGCAGGCGGTGAGCAAGGGCTACGTCGACGGCGACTCGACGAAGGAATGGTCAAGTGCGTACAAGAACAACCCGTTCGGTCCGCCTTGTGAGATTTGTGGTCCGATGAAAGGGGAGCGGGTCAAGTGGAATCAGGCGTTCTCCAACGGGGTGTTTATGCCGCCCGCTCACCCGAACTGCCGCTGCACTGCGGTTCTGGTTCCGCCTGACCGTGGGTTGAATGACGATGCGTGGGTGAACCGTGGGCTGGAGGGTTACAAGTGACCCTGCTTGCTTCACCAATGCTCAAACATCCCGGTCATCCTGACCAGAAGGTCCACGCTGGTAAGCACGGTGGTGGCGACTTCGCCGAGTGGGGAGACCGTGCAGCCGAGATTCAAGCGTTCGCAAAGAACGGACCGACAGTAGATGAACTGAAATCATCCCAACATTGGGGTGAGCGTATTTGGTTGATGCAACAAGTGTTCGGAGTCACTGTTCACGCGACAGGGAAAGATGGGAAACCTGTCACTCTGAGGACTGAAGTGACGGGAGCCGACAGCGAGCATGTGTCGGGCGCAGTTCTCAATCAAGACGGCACAAAGGTTGGGTATTTCAAGCGGAAACTAGGGTACGACAAAGACGGAAACCCAACATACGTCTATCACGAACGGTTTGAAATCGACGAGGAGTATCAAGGCTTGGGCTTGGGTTCTGCGATGAATCGTCAGGCAGAGAACTGGTACATCTCACAAGGGTTTCGAAATGTTCAACTTCAAGCCGGATTGGATATGGGCGGTTATGCGTGGGCGCGTGCAGGATTCGACTTCAATCCCCCGGATGACCAGTGGATAATGGATAGGGAAATCAGGAGGTTGGTCCCGCCGCTTATTGAATCGTTGCGGCAGGCGCAGTTCTCACCCGTAGACACAATGCATACTCGGAGAGATGTTCTTGTCCAACAACTGCAAGACATTCACGATAGGTGGACTAAGGCTTTCGACGCTGATGCGGGACAGAGGAAGGACTTCCCGACTGCTCGGGAAATCGTGTCAATCGGATTAGTCCCCTTCTTTCACGACAAGAATGTTGGTTCTCATCTTGGATGGTATTTGGTTTCGCAGACTGTCTGGGATGGTATCAAGTTCTTGACTCCCACTGGCTTGCCTCAATCAGAAGTAGCCAAGTCCGTACTGGTAGCCGTCCCTGTCACTAAGCACTTGCCCGGCAAGCATGACCAGAAGACACACGCACACGGTGGCGGCAGCGGTGACTTCGCTGAATGGGGAGACAGGGCGGCAGAGTTACGCGAAGCCGCAGCGACCGGACCCACTAAGGAGCAGTTGAAAGACTTCGGCTCATTGACTGCTGATGAGCGCAAGAGTCTTATGGGTGAGGTATTCAACTTCGACCATGAAACCCCACAAGGAACATTGCGTTCGGTGGTTTCAAGTACCTCCTACACCAGCATTGACGGAAGTATCAGGGTTCACGGCGAAATCCATTTGGGTGAGCATCAAGTGGGAACGTGGACTCAAACTTTGTTTCCCAATGAAGACCGGGTTTCTCATACTGAGTTCAACGTCAGTATGAACTTCAGGCGCTTGGGTATGGCATCGACATTCTTGCGTAAAGCAGAGAACTACTACATCACTCATGGTTTGACGAGATACACGGTCACTGCGGGGAATGGGGGCGCGACCGCGTGGGCTTTGCGCGGTTTCATGTGGAAAGCAATGCCTGTCGGTATGGACAAGAAACTGAAAGCCCTTATCGAGCAGTCTCCTGACAAATCGCTTTCTTCTAAAGCAGAAGATTTACTAAAGCGTTTCAAGTCGAACAATGATTTGCCTACCCCGACAGAACTGATGAGTTTGGGAACCTTGCCCGGTCCTCATGGTGATTACAGTGTTGGGCGTTGGCTGATGGCGAATAACTATTGGTCTGGCGAGAAGTGGTTGACGCCGAACGGTTTGCCACCAGTCTCTAAATCAGTGTTTGTTGCAGTTCCTTTCTTGAAGCATCTTCCGGGGAAGCACAACCAGAAAGACCACGCCGGGAAAGGTGGCGGTGGCGGGGTCGACGGGTTGGCTCCTGCCGGGATGGAGAAAGAGTTTGACGGCGTTGTTCACAGTACCTACCAGTTCGCTGATGACTTGCTGCAAGGCAACCCGCTTGGGCTGCTTGCTATGTATGAATCACGCACGATGCCGCCAGAGTTCCAAGCGTTTGCCGACAAGTTGGTTCAGCACGGGAAAGATGAGGGGCTGAGCGACGAAGAGACGCAGTTCTTTATGTTGGCACAACTGAAGCGTGCCGGGGATGTGCGTGCCCACGAGCGTGAGTTGGGTGAGTTGTCCAAGGAGAAGATGGACGGTCTGGTCGGGATGATTGAGCGGGTTCGGTCTGAGGGGGAGGTCTGTGTCGCCATCGACCCCTATTCGCTGGAGGCGATGCTCGATATGGATGAGCCACGGTTCCTCTCCCAGTTCGAGAGCGCCTCATCGAACGGCGCTTATGCTCCGGATGCTCGTGTCGTTGGCGAGAGCCGGATTCTGGGGCTTCCGATGCGAACTCCAGCGTCGGAGCGTCCCATCTACGGGTTCGTGGCGCATCAGCCGAGTTGGGAAGATGAGTTCGGTGATGGCGATGGGGCTGTCACCAGTGAGTCTCTCGACCAGTACGGTGAGTTTCGGGTGGTGTTGAAGCCTTCTGTGAAGGCACGCACGACGATGTGTGTCGGTGACTCTCTGAACACGGGGGCGTTGCCTATCCCGATGGAGGGTGAGGTTGCTCCTCGAAGGGCTGCGTATGCGACGACGGCTCGGGATGTGATGATGTTTCCCCCGCCCACCACGAAGACAAGTGCGGTGGTCGCTGGGGCTGGAGCGGTGCAAGAGAGGGACTACTTCGAGGCGCAGATTCACGGCGGAGTGAAACTGTCTGACATCGCTCGCGTTGAGTGGGCAAGTAGCCGCTCCTATGGTGATGGTGAAGACGCAGCAGCGGCGTTACGGGCACGCGGCATCCAAGTGGTTGAATACTAAAGAAGGGTTTGTATGATGGGGAATATGAAGTCGGGCGACGTTGTTGCAAAGAGGGCGGATGGAGCCGAACTGGTCTACACGCGCACAGATGACAGCGGTGTAGATTTCGGCTACATCCAGTCCCCCGACGGAACTAAGTATTCAGAGAACAGTCTGCTCGCACTGTCCGCTCGGGGGAACTGGGAAGTCCTGATTCAACCTGACAGGCTGTTGTGAGTCGCTTGCAGCGCCTTGCAGCGTTGGCTGCGGCGCAGACACAGAGCGATGCGGTGTTCGTACAACCGTTCGAAGATGTTACCAAGCACCCCGGGCACCCTGACCAGAAAGTTCACGGCAAGCGCAGCATCGGCAGCATCGACCCGTCCGTGGCGCAGGACATCCTGCGGCAAGTCAAGGAGAACGGCGGTCTGTCAGTCAAGGTGACCACAGGCGAACTGCCCACCGGGGGCTTTATGGTCGCCCGGGACTCCAACAAGTACGGGCTGGTCGTGAAGGCTGAGGACTTCTTCGACCCGGTCAGAGGACCCCGCGCTCTGGCTGACCACTTGAAGGCGAACCGTTCAACCCTCGGGATGGGCAAGGCGTACCTCGGGGTGTGGCATCAGACCTCCAAGGTGGTCGACGGCAAGGAGGTGCCGCTGGAGCCGAAAGACCAGTTGGTTCACCTCGACGTGACCGACAACGTCGGCAGCCGGGAGCGGGCGGTCAGCCTTGGTCGTAGGCGTGACCAAATCAGTGTGTGGGATGTGGCAAACTTCGAAGAGGTACAGACAGGAGGCAGTGGTGGCACAGTCAGCAAAGGACGAGCCGTTGCAGGTGGCGGTGACGCCGAAGCCGATGACGGAGATGTCGGACGCCGAAATCGAAGCATGGGCACGCAAGGCGTGGGAGTCGATGACGGGCAAGACCGCTCAGTCATAGTCAAGCACCTGCAAGGCAAGCACAATCAGAAAGACCACTCGGGTAAAGGCGGTGGGGCGTACTCGGAGTGGGGTGCGCGTGAGGCTGAGATTGAGGCGATGTCCCACGCTGGTCCTTCCTCGCAGGAACTCGCGGACGCTCTGGCTGAGACGCCAGAGATTGACGATGCACTCGTTCGTGACTATGTCGAGAACGTCCTCGATTACCGCATCGAAGAGCGGATGGCTCGGGACTATGCGTTCGAGGCAGGACACGAGGGTTGGGACGACCCAGACAACCCAGACGAACATTACTCATATGAGTCCTTCGTCCACGACAGGCGTGACGATTACGTCCGTCAGGGGATGGAGGACTGGCGTGACGAGATTGAGGCAGAACTCCGCGCCGATGGCTACGGCTCGGAGATAAGCCAAAGTCATCTGATTGACGGGATGGATGAGGTGTATGGCATCACCCATACCGGGGTGAACGCCGACGGCGAGTCAGTGGTTATGAGGTCTCGCGTGCAGAGCGTCTACACCGATGGTGAAGGTTTGCACGTCGTAGGCAGCATCAGCGGCAAGTTCGAGGGCGACATCAACTCCAACGACATTGGTGAGTTTCACCGGGTGTTCAAGCCTGACGGAACGGTCGAACACAAACTCCTGTTCATTCACGACCCGGATTATCGGGCGACGGGCTTTGCGGGCGCGTTGAACCGCCAAGCAGAGAACTATTACATCTCTCACGGCATCGACACGGTCACCGTTTACGCCGGGATGCAGAACGGTGGGTATGCGTGGGCGAGCCAAGGGTTCGATTGGGGAGGACCTCACGCGAACCCTGATTTCCGTACCGGGATACCGCACGACGTACACAATCAGTTGAGGCAATGGGAGACTGCGATTTCGGGAGCGTCGCGCCCTGAAGACCTGTCGGCACCGGGGCGGGGCGAGTTGCTAGCGCACATCAACAGCATCGTGACTCGTGCGAACAACCTTGATATCGACCACCCTGACTACCCAACGCCATCTGAGGTCGCCTCGCTGGGCAAGTTGCCGGGGATGCAGGAGAGCGTGGGCAGGACGATTCTGATGGGGTCGAGTTGGCGCGGCTCGAAGACGCTGTCTCCGTATGGTGGGCGCAGGACAAGCGGTGACTATTACCGCAGTGAGTTCGCTGCCCGGATTGCTGAGGCGCGTGCGGCTGCTGCGGCACAACCCGAACTTCCGTTCGCTAAACAAACCGTGGTAGTATTGCTTCCGAGAGGACAAACACAATGACCCCACCGAAATCCCGCATCCAAATCGAGACCGAAGTCCGCGAAGCGTGGTACCAGAAGTTCAAGAATACCCCCGGCTTCGACGCCGACGAGCCGTCAGCGGAGATGGAGTGGGAGCAGTACAAGATGCTTGCCGAGGCTCTCGGTGAAGACTCCTACGAAGCGAAGTGGGTCGCCACTGTTGAGAAGATGACGCCGGAAGAGATGCAAGCGTATCGGGATATGCTCGACAGGCTTGGTCTCACTACCGACGAGTCGAACGCATAATCAGCACCCCGGTAAGGGTATGCTGTCGCCGACTTTATTGTCGCGTCGGCGAGGACGGTAATGATTCATTTCGAAGAAGTGAGCGACGAGCAGTTGCTCGCAATGCACAAGCGAGCCGACCTACTCAACCCGACGCACCCCGCAGACGTTGAGTTCCACCACAGGGTCAGCACCGAGATGCTTGCCCGGGGTATCGAACACGGGCACGACGGCGACCAGTGGGCTGTTGCGGTCATCGAACTTGACTCATCGGTTGACCCGTTCACTGAGGCGACCGTCGAGATGCCGGAATCCGTGGTCGCTGAGGTTGCCAAGGAGTTGGGTTCCCCAGATTGGGTGCGGCAGACCCGTCTGTTGACCGTGGACGGTATGTCTATCCGCTTGGATACAGTTCACAAGTCCGAGATTCCAGTAGCCAAGGCTGACGGCTGGACACCCCCGGCTGATGTCCGGGCGGCTGCCCGTCAAGCGGTGCAATGGATTGAGGATGGTCGGGCTGGTGACGGGTTCACCGCTGTCGGCAGGAACCGTGCCCGCCAGTTGGCGGACGGTGACACCGTGTCGCAAGCCGATGCCGTCAAGATGCGTGCCTACTTCGCTCGCCACTTCGTCGACAAGGACGCTGAGGATTGGGGCGACAAGTCAAACCCAACCCCCGGTATGGTGGCGTGGTATGCGTGGGGCGGTGACGCTGGTAGGGCTTGGGTGAACCGCCTGCTGAGCGAAGTGTCCAAGGCTGCCTACCCGATGGGCGACGAGGAAGACTTGTTCGACATCGGTGAAGACCCCGAGACCACCCCTCAACGCGACGGGTCGCTGGTCTCGATGATGCAGATTCTCTTGATGGACGTGGTCACGTTCTACCTGACCGCCCACGGGTTTCACTGGAACGTGGTCGGCAAGAACTTCCAGCAGTTCCACGAGTTGTTCGGCGAGATTTACGAGGACGCACTCGGCAGCATCGACCCACTTGCCGAGAACATCCGCAAACTGGATGCCTTCGCCCCGTTCCGCCTGTCGCAGTTCGTCGAGCAGCGTGACGCGGTCGAGGTCGACATCGAGTATGGCGACGGGATGCCACTGGCGTCAGCCCTGTACGA